ACATTGGAGGCGGCCATGCGCGCGACCTGGTATCTTCTCGAGGACGGTACGGCCGTCGATCCGAACGAATGCGCTGTTGTCGGTGGCATCCTGACGCACGAGGGCGGCAAGCCTGTCGCCATGCGCAGCCATGACTGCCCGATGTCTACCGGCGTCGATATCGATGAAGCCGGCCGGGTTCCCTTTGGTAGCAAGGGTGACCATGATGGAAACGGCTCCACCGGCGGGTCAAAGCCCGCACAGGAGCCCAAGCCAAGGGATATGCAGGCCGACAAGCCTAAGCAGGGTTACAAGACCCGCCAGACCAAGACGCGGCGCTGATCATGGGCATCTGGAGCCGCATTTTCGGCGGCGACAAGGCCAAAGCTGCCGAGGGGTCGTATCGGCCAGGGCCGTACCTGCTTTCCGACGGGTGGCTGTCGGCGTCGGCCGGCAAGCTGATCAACTGGTGGCAGGCCGGTCATTCGCTGAACCAGTATGGCGAGAGCGGCGCGATGGTCGAGGCATGTGTCTCCGCCTATTCGCAGACCGTGGCCATGTGCCCTGGCGGTCATTGGCGCACCACGCCAGATGGCGGGCGCGAGCTGGTGACCAATTCTGCACTCGCGAGGATCCTGAAGCGGCCGAACGACTACGAGTCGATGTCGGATTTCCTGCTCAATGTGACCGATCGGCTGTATCGAGGCGGCGAGGCGTTCGCCTATGCGGTGCGGAATGATCGCAATGAGATCATCGAGATGCACCGCATGCGCCACGGCTATCCCTATGTCGGGACCGATGGCTCCATTTTCTACAGCCTGAGCGGCAATGAGATTGCCGAGCAGCGGTTCGATCTTTCCATGCCAGTCCCGGCCCGCGACGTCCTGCATGTTCGGCTCAAGACCACTCGACACCCGCTGAAGGGCGAGAGCCCCATCCTGGCGGTGGCACTCGACCGGGCAATGGCTGGCGCCGCGCTCAATCAGCAGGTGGCGTTCTATCTCAATGAGGCCAAGGCCTCATTCGTGCTCGAGACGGATCAGCAGCTTACGGCTGAGCAGACCCGCGACCTGCGTGCTCGTTGGGATGAGCAGACCAAAGGCGACAATGCAGGTGGCACACCGATCCTGACGTGGGGCCTGAAGGCGAAGCCTGTCGGCATGAGCCCGAACGATTCCAAGCTGGCCGACATGTTGAAGCTGACCGACCAGAACATTGCCCTGGCGTTCCGGATGCCGCTCCAGATCCTTGGTATCGGCGGCACGCCCTTTGCCTCGACCGAGGCGCTGATGTCGGCGTGGAAGTCGACTGGTCTGGGCTTTGCTCTGAACCACATCGAGGAAGCCTTCGGTCTTCTCTTCCGCCTCAAGGGCATGCCGGACGAGTATCTGGAGTTCGACACCGACGCGCTCCTGCGATCGTCCTTCAAGGAAATGATCGACGCACTTTCCGCGGCGGCTGGCAAGGTCATGACGTCGAACGAGGCGCGCGCCAAGATCGGCCTGGGCAAGAAGGATGGCGGCGATGAGCTCTATGTTCAAATGCAGGACATTCCTCTGAGCATGGCCGGCAAAGTCCGGGAAGAGCAACTGTCGCCACCCGAAACGCCTCCGGCACCGGCCAATGACGACGAACTGCCGGATGATCAGCGGGCAGCGGCCCTCAGTGGCGCACTATATGCCGAATTTACTGCTGAACTTCAGCCGCTTCTGCTCACCAAGCAATAGGGCGTCCAGCCATGAAGAATGACGACATCCTGGTGCTGGCCCGCGGGCTGGCGCCGGTCATCCGTGACCTGGTCGCCGCAACGGCAATGCCACTTGTCGAGCGCATTGAGGTGCTGGAGCGCGAGATAGCGGCGGCTCGCGAAGCGACAAGCGGCGTGATTGCTGAAGCAGTTGAACGGGCTGTTTCGGCGCTCCCTGTGCCCAAGGATGGCGCTCCGGGGGCTGACGGCCAGGACGGAGTTGACGGGCGTGATGGCGCTGACGGCGCGCCCGGCAAGGACGGCGTCGACGGGCGCGATGGCCAAGACGTCGACATGGCCGAGGTGGAGCGCATGGTTGGCGAGGCGGTTGATCGCGTTTTGGCCAGCTGGGAGCGTCCAGCGGACGGCAAGAGCGTCGAGATGTCAGATGTTGAGCCCCTGATTGCTGATCTCGTTGCCAAAGCGGTGGCGGAAGTGCCCGCCGGCAAGGATGGCGCCGACGGTAAGGACGGCGCGCCCGGCAAGCTGCCTTTGGCAAAGGCTTGGGATGGCGAGGTCACCTATGAGGCCGAGGTTCGGACCCACAATGGCGCGCTGTGGCAGGCTGTTCGCGACACGGGCCGCGAGCCTGGTCATGAAGACTGGATCTGCCTAGCCACTGCTGGCGCTCCAGGAAAAGACGCGGATCAGATCGAGATCGCCGGTACATTCGACCCCGGAAAGGCAGAAGCTTATCGTCGGCTGAATATCGTCGCGCTCAATGGCGGCGCTTTTATCGCCAAGCATGATGCTCCTGGGGAATGTCCGGGCGAAGGTTGGCAGGTCATCGCAATGCGCGGCAAGGCAGGCCCGCCGGGCCCGAGCGTGAAGGGCGATCCTGGTAAATCGATCAAGGGCGATCCGGGCGAGGCGGTGGTGTCTATGTCCATCGACGGGCAGGGCATGCTGACCTTAGTCAATGGCGATGGGTCCGAGGTCGAGTGCGACCTTTACCCCGTGCTTAGCAAGATCGGCGGCCGCTGATGATCAAGATTGTGCAGCCTCCGGAACCGCTGGTTTCGCTCGATGAGATGAAGGTCGCGCTTGGTGAGAGCGGAGACGACCGAAACGACTTCATCGAGATGCTTGTCATGGCCGCCCAAGGTGAACTGGATGGCCCCAATGGCTGGGTTGGCATCTCGGTCGCGCCACAGATCGCCCAGATTACTGCCTCGGCATTTGACCCGGCGATCCGCCTCATCGGCGGCCCGGTGTTCGGCGTCACCATCAACTACTTCGATGCAGGCGGTGACGCGCAGACACTTTCCGATACCGGGTACATTGTCGGTTCGGATGGCATCATATCGCTGGCGGACGGCGCTGAATGGCCGGCCCTGGCGGAGCGCGCCGACGCTGTGACGGTGACCTATGACGTCGGCATTGATGACGGCGACGATCCGCGCGTGGCGCTGATGCGCACCGCGATCATGATGCATGTCCGGATGACCATGGACATGTGGGAGCCGGCGATGAGCCGCCGAGCCATCGAATCCATAGTCAGGCCCTTGTGGGTAGTGCCGTAGGCGCGACCGAAATCAATCGGAGAAAATCATGGCAACCGAAATTCTCGCCGTCGGCACCGACGCGGCGAACTCAAGCGATGTCGTTGTGACGGCCGACGGCCTGACCGTCGCACTCAAGGATGCCGCGGGAACCCGCGTCGATCCGAAATCGCGCGTCGAAATCCAGTTGAAGGATGACGATGGGGAATACTTCGTGGTGGACACCATGAATGGGGGAAAGGCCGCTGTCTTCATTGCGGCACCTGGAACTTATCGGTTCTCGCGTTTCGCCACTGGCGCCTCTTGCGGTGTCTTCAGTGCCTAGCATCGTTCAGCCTATTACCAGGCCTGTTACATGGCCTGTGGCTGAAAGGCTGGATGCGCCCGCCCTAAGAAAGGGAGGGCGCCCCTCCTGGGTGCCTGCAAACGCCGCCTTCTTCATTGATGGCGCGAACGACCGGGCATGGATCAATGGACGGACGCACAATTCACTAGCTGCAATGATCGCCTCTGGCGATGCCAGCTTTGCCCGTGCGTCCAGCGGCTACGCGGAGAGCGTTTCTGGCGCCTTGAGCGCATTTGGCATCGGACAGTTGCGCCGTTCGGACAAGGGGCTATTGATCGAGCCAGCCAGGACGAACCTTTGCCTCTACTCCGCCGACCTCACCAATGCAGCCTATGTGTTGACAGCGGGGGCCATGAAGACGGCAAATAACATCGCCGCGCCCGACGGCTCAATGACCGGCGACATGCTGACCTATCCGGACATGTCGCTGGCCTATCAGATGTACCAGATCATTTCGGTGACGGAAAACACCCAATACACGTTCAGCTACTGGGCGCAGCTCGGGACAAAGCTTTCCAACCGTTATGCGATCTATAACAACACGGCTGGAGCATTCATCATTGCCGAGACGACAGCCGCTGGCGTGATTGTCGGAGCCTGGCGGCGGGTCATTGTGACCTTCACGACGCCCGCAGGCTGTACCGGCGTCCGGGTCTATGGGGACCGCCACGCAGCATCAGTCGGCAACCCAAACAACAATACCATTTATCTCTGGGGGCAACAGCTCGAGGCTGGTGCCTCGGCCAGCTCGTTAATCGATACCACCGCCGCTGCTGCCACCCGGCCGGCCGATGCGCTGATCCTCAATCCGGCAAACGACACTTACGACATCACCGTGACCTTCGATGATGACAGTACCCAGCTTCTTGCGGGGGAGGTGGCGAGCGGTGGATGGGCGATGCCAACCAACCTCAACCGGTCTTACAACAAGACCATTCTGGGTGTCGCTGCTTAGTGACCACCCCACCACCGTCTGACACCCACCACGCCCGGCCATTGAGCCGGGCTTTTCCTTATCCACTCAACCATAGGAGGTCATCATGGCCGATTTGACGATTTCTGCTTCTGACGTGAAGCTGGTGTCTGGCCCCACGAAGTCGCGCCTGGCTGCCGCTGCGGTTGCTGCCGGCCAGATTTGTTATCAGGCGTCCGCCACAAAGAAGGCAGGCCTGGCAGACAATGACAGCGCTACGGCGGAAGTCCGCTCCATCGACGGTTTGGCGCTCAATAGCGCCGCGGCTGATCAGCCGATCGAACTGGCCGCGAATGGCGCGGTGGTCACCGTCGGCGCCGTGCTCACCGCTGGCGTCGATTACTACCTGAGCGGCACACCTGGTGGCATCTGCCCGCGCGCGGACGTCACCACTGGTGATGATCCGATCCGCGTCGGCATGGCTCTCACCACGGCGAATCTGCAGCTCGATTTCAACGACCCTGGCGTCACGCTCTAAGCCCATGCCTTGGGTGAAGTTCACAGCCCCATTCGACTGGAAGCCCCAGCCGAATATCACCCAGGCGTTTCTGCCAGGGCAGGTGAAACTGGTCACCACACCCTGCGCAGAGGCAGCTATTGCCAAGGGCAAAGGCGTCCGGGTGAAGAAGCCAGCATCGGAGCGGAAGAATGGACCGTAATGCTGGCAGGCTGCGCGATCTGCTGAATTTTCAGCGCCGGGAAATGATGGACGATGGTTTCGGAAATCAGATCCCGGGCGGTGAGTTCGCGACAGAATTTCAGGCCTATGCCGGGCTTCAGCCGCGCACCGGAGGCGAGGAAGTCACTGCAGCCCGCCTCTCCGGACGCCAGCCCTATGTCTGTCTGGTGAGGTATTCGAGCCAGATGTTGAGCGTCACTGTGGCTTGGCAGATTGTCGATGCTCGAAACCCTGACCGGGTGTTCAATATTTCTTCGCCTCCTGCTGATCCTGATGGGCGCAGGCAGTGGCTGGAGTTCCTGGTCACTCAGGGGCCGCCGTCGTGACGGTTCAGGGTCTTGACCGTCTCCAGAGGAAGCTGAAGCGCTTTCCGGTGGCCTTTGAGCAGGAAATCCGCGCCGCGATGGAAACAAGCGCCAATGAGATCGTGGCGCTCATGAAATCGCTGGTTCCCGTCGACAGCGGCGAGCTTCGCGAAAGCATCGGCTGGACCTTTGGCGATAGGCCCCGGTACAGCCAGGCAATCGTCACCGCCAAGTCGCCCAACGGCAATCTGGTTTTGACCATCTATGCCGGCAATGAGCGCGTTCGGTATGCCCACCTGGTGGAGTTCGGATCGTCGCCGCACATCAACGCTGGGCGTTTTGCCGGCACTCAGCATCCGGGAACAGCCGCTACCCCGTTTTTCTTCCCAAGCTTCAGAGCGCTGAGACGCCGCGCCAAGAGCAGGATCACCAGAGCGGTGAACAAGGCGGCCAAGAAGGTCGCGGCCGGAGGCTGATCTATGGATGCCAGTTTTGAGCTTCTAGGCGCCGTCTTTACGCGGCTCCGGGCGACTTCCGCCGTCACTAGCCATGTCGGGACGCGCATCTATGACAAGGCGCCGGCTGATAGTGAGGGCAGGGTGACCGTGCCCTTCCCGTACATCAGCAATGGGCCGTCGACCTCGATCCCGGACGACTACAACTGCAGTGACGGCGAGATCGTCACCATCCAGTTGGACGTCTGGTCGAGCGGGCCCGGCGAAGCCTATGGCACTGTCGAATGCCGCAAAATTTGCGGGGCAATTCAGCGGGCGCTGCACGGCGCGGAACTGAGCCTCGCCACCAATGCGCTCGTGACGCTCGAATGGGAGCTCACCCGCATCATCGAAGACCGAAACCCCGCCATCAAGCACGGTGTCATCCAGTTGTCTGGCACCGTCGAGCTCACCTAAGGAGACCATCACCATGGCCGATCCAACTCGCGTCAAGAGTAGCGATATCGCGGTCAAACTCGACCTCGATCGCACCGGCACCTATGCCACCCAGTGCGGCTTTCTCGAAGACACCATCACCTTTGGCAGTTCGCTTGAAGAGCTGACAATGCAGGATTGCGACGACCCGACCAAGGTGCCGTCGGTGATCCGCGACAAGGTTTCGACCTCAATCACCATTGCCGGCAATGGCGTGGTGGCGGTGGAATCCGCCGAGAAGGTCATTGACGCTGCCCATGACCCGGACAGCTTCCCCTGCAAGATCGAGATGACCCTGGGCGGCACGGCGATTACCTGGACCGGCAACATGCAGGTCGAAAGCGCTGAAATCGTCCGCAACGGCATTCGCACGGCGACGATCTCGACGTCCATGCAGTCCGACGGTTCGTTCACGAAGACCACGACCTGATGAGCGCGGACGGATCGCTCGGGCCTCTCTCCTGGGCAGATGGCAAATACCACTTCAAGCTTGGCTGGGGTGAGCTGGCCATGCTCCAGCAGGCGACGGACTGCGGCCCGGCGTTCCTGCTGGAGCGGCTGGGCGGGAAGCACTGGCGGATCGAGGATATCAGCCATTCCATCCGGCTTGGTCTGATCGGCGGCGGTCTCGAACCATCCAAGGCGCTCGACCTGGTCCAGTCCTATGTCGAGAAGCGGCCGCCTCTCGAAAACCTGATGCTGGCCTATGCCATCGTCGCCGCCGGCGTGCAGGGGGCGCCGGACGAGCCGCTAAAAAAACCGCGGGGGAGGGCGAAGGCCAAAAGCTCGACGACCTCCCGAACGGAAAATGGCGCTTCGGCCTGATCTACGGCCTCGGCGCTGCAATGGGCTGGTCAGTCCACGACGTGAAGCGCTCGTCGGTCTGGGAATTCTTCTCAGCCTGGCAGGGTTATCTGGACGCCAACACCCCGAAGAAAAAGGGCGTTCAGACGGAAGAAGAGGCGGAAGCTTTGTTTGACCGTCTCACCGCGAGAGATCGCGGGTCACGCACCCTCTCTACCCAGACCTATTGGCTGGACGGCGACCGATTGGTCCCGGCCGGTATCGTGACATTCGAGGTTCAATAGCATGGCTACAGACGTAGAGCGCTTGGTGGTGAGCCTAGAGGCGAGCATCACCAAGTATGAGCGCGCCATGCAGAGGGCGCTGGGCCAGACCAATTCGACTGCCCGTCGCATCGAAGGTCGCTTCACAGCGATGAACAATCGCCTCAATACGGGGTTTGTTGGACTTCAGCGAGGCATCGCCACAGCGTTCGCAGGGGTAGCAGTAACCCGTGGCGCTATCCAGTTGGTCGACGCGGCTACTCGGATCGAGAATAGCCTGAAAGTGGTGGGGCTGGCCGGTGAAGAGTTGGACCGGGTCTATCAATCGCTCTTCGAGTCTGCCCAGCGCAACCTGGCGCCGCTTGAAACCCTGACCACCCTGTATAGCCGGCTGGGCCTGGCTCAGAAGGAGCTTGGTGCGACTACGGACGAGCTTCTGAGCTTCACCGACAATGTCGCTCTGGCTCTGAGGGTCCAGGGCACGACGGCGCAGGAGGCGCGGGGGGCATTGATCCAGCTTAGCCAAGCGCTCGGCGCGGGCATTGTTCGGGCGGAAGAATTCAACTCTGTTGTCGAGGGTGCCCCCTCTATTCTTCGCGCCGCCGCTGCTGGTCTTGTTGAGGCCGAAGGGTCAGTCGCAAAGCTCCGTCAGTTGGTTGTGGATGGAAAGGTGTCGAGTCAGGCGTTCTTTCAGGCGTTTCAAGCTGGAGCTGTCATCCTGAAGGAACAGGTTGCAGATGCCGAATTGACGGTGTCACAGCAGTTTGTCCGGCTCCAGAATGTCCTGATCGACGTTGCTCGGGAGTTCAATGAAGGCACCCAGGCAAGCCGCGTACTTGGCGACGGCATTGCCAATCTGGCCGACATCGTTCGGCAACTGGGCGACTTCGTGAACTATGCCGTGGGCCCGATGCAAAGCCTAATTGGCTTGTTCGATCAGGGTGTGGGTTCTGCCAGGGCATTCGCAAATGAGTTGGCGCGGATATCGGGACTTGAGGGCGCCGGCTTCGCTGCCTCCACCTTCATCAATGATCTGGGCGTGCCAGGCCTTACCTCCGGCTCTTCAGCGGCGGGCCGGGTACTGACCCAGACATTCGAATTGCTCGGCGCCACGCCACAGGATGAGGCCTTGGCCCGAGCATTGGCGGGGGAAGCGCCGGCAGAGCCGTTGAAGATCACGGTTGAGGCGGATGATCCCCGAAGGGTTTCGCTCGCCGACTATCCGATCAGTGGCAGCGCTGGAGGGAAGGGCGGATCTTCTCGTGGGGAAGCTTTTTCCCGCGCTCTCGCATCCCAACAGCAGCGCATTGACGCCCTCAATAGAGAAACAGAACTCCAGCGTCAGCTTGGCATTGCCGTCAATGACTATGGGTTTGCGATTGAACGTCTGCGGGCCCAGATGGAGTTGGAGAATGCTGCCACTGAGGCAGGTCTAGCCCTCACTCCGCAGCGCCAGGCCCAGATTGATGAGCTGGCGACAGGATATGCTCGAGCAACGGCAGAAGCCGCACGGCTCGCTGAGCAACAGGATTTGGCGCGCCAAGCCACTGACGATCTCGCCCAGGCGAGCCGCGCGGCCATGGACACTTTGGTTGACGGCCTTCTGGAGGGGCGTGATGCCGGAGAGATACTGAACTCTGTGCTCAAGGATATCACAAAAAGTTTGCTGAGCACCGGTCTTGATCTCTTGGGTGGAGGCTTGAAGGCGGGTGGTTTTAACCCGCTTGGCTTTTTGGGCGGACTGTTCGGCTTTGCCACTGGCACCGCCAATACGGGCGGGCAGCGCGGCCAGGTTCGGGGCGTTGTCCACGGCCAGGAGGCGGTCATCCCTCTGCCAAACGGCGGGCGAGTGCCGGTGGACATCAGAATGCCGTCTGTGGCCGCTTCCGCGCCGCAGGCGCTCACTGTTCGCGTGGTGTCTGACGACGAGAAGTTCTCTGCCTATGTCGAGGATGGGGCGGGCAGGGTGGTTGCGCAAAGCGCGCCTGGCATCGTGGCGGCGTCGACCTCCCAAGCGAATAAGACGGCGCCCTTCGCGGTGTCGCAATATCAGCAGAAGCGCGCGGGCGGGGATTATCGGCTGTGACAGACCTCGATTATGTGCATTGGCCAATCGATCTGCTCCCCGCGCAGTCGGTGCCGTTCAATCCCGTTCCGTTCACTCGGTCGGGTGGTCGGTCGCTGGGCGGGATTGCCCGCTATACCCGCACCGACAAAGGGTTCTGGCAGGGGAGCCTGAACGGCATCACCTTTCGCCGCGGCCAGCAGTTCGACCAGGCGCGCGAATGGACCAAGATCCGGACCTATCTCAATGGGCAGGCCGGGCTGCTGGTGGTGCCGGTGTGCTCGACTCGGCTTCTAGCTTCGCCGCCGACCTGGTCGGACTTCTCGCCAGGGCTCTATCCCCATGACGACGAAACCACCTTCGAAGACGACACCGAGTATTACGAAGGCGTCACCAAGGTTGAGATGGCCACTACGGCGCCGCTGGGGGCGACGGTGGTGCGGCTTCGCCTGATTTCGGCTCCAACCGTCCAGGGCATCCGCTTCAGCTATCAGCACGCCATGTATGAGACTGGGGCGATGATCGAGCAGATTGGTGACGACGAGTTTCGGGTCCCGATCTTCCCGGCGATCAGGCAGGAGATTCCTGCCGACGCCTGGCTTGAAACCGACCAACCGACGATCCTCTGCCGACTGGCCTCCGACAGTGAGATGGATATCGAGTTTCCGCCGGCGAACATGCCGCGGCCGTCCATCAACCTGGTCGAAGCTGTCGACGTGTGGTCGGACTTGGCACTGGAAGCGGCAGCATGATCATTCACGCTCTCATGATGGCCGTCTGTGGCGCCGGGGCATGGTTGTGGCTAGGTGCCCGCTTCGCTGGGTCTATCCGGACCAATGAGCAGCTTGGCGCCGCTCTGCTGGTCATGTTTCTCCTGCCGGTGTTCTGATGGCCATCAAGTCGCTGAAGATACTGGTCCGGATCACTTTCCCGGACGCCTCGGTCACGCGCCTGCATGATGGTGCAGGGCCATTTCTCGACACCAATGGGGATCTGTGGCTGGGCGCTTGCCTGACTGAAGGTCTCGATGAAATCGAGATGGCGATGAATGGCGAGGCCACGACGCTGATGCTGGGCGTTTCTGGGTTGGCTCCTGACGGAGCCGGCCTGGCCTTCGAGGAGATGGAGGCCGGCAATGTCATCGGCGGCAAGGTCCAGCTTCTGCTCCAAGGCATGGATGCGTGGGACCAGCCGACTGGTGAACCCGAAGTGAAGTTCACCGGCACGATCGACAACATGCCCATGGCCGATGTGTCGAGCGAAACCGGCATCATCTCGTCCATCACTTTGGAGATCACGAACAGGTTCTCGGTAAGGCGGCTGACGAGCGGCGCGGTGTTGTCGGATGTGGACCAGCGGGCACGTTCTGCCCAGATCAACCCCGGCGCCAATGCCGACAAGTTTGCCGAGCGCATACCCGGTCTGAGCGATAAGTCCATCCGGTGGCCTCGGTTTAGCTGATGCAACAGTCCTGGCAGGAAATCCGGGCGCTCTGGCGGGCGGCCGAAGAGCGACCGCGCGCATCGCGTGGCGCGGTCATGGTGTTGCGCCGGCACTTCCATGAGCCACGCATTGTCGAGCGTATGGCGGCCTTCGAAGACTACATCGAGCAGACGAGCCGCCGGTCGTTCGTTTGGGGGCAAAGCGACTGCTCGCTGATGGTGGCCGACTGGTGTGTCTGGTCAGGCCACGAAGACCCAGCCGCGGCGTGGCGAGGCTCCTACAGCGATGAGGGGGGGTGTCGCGATCTGGTGGCCGAGAGGGGAGATCTGGTGGACGTGGTGGCCGCCTGTGCCTCTCTGGCGGGCCTGAAGCCCATTCATGAGCCGGAGTTCGGATGCGTGGCCGTGATCGGTTCTGTGCACCGGCCCGAACGTCAGTGGGCGGCGATATGGAACGGCGCCAGGTGGGCGGTGTGGTGGAATGATACTGTCAAAACTCAATGGCAGGCCATGAGCGCAAAGCCTCTGGCGATGTGGAGAGTTTAGGTGCCCCAAGCTATCGCTGGCTATATTCTGCCGGCCCTCATTCAAGGGCTGGGCGCCATCGGCGTGCCTCTGGCAACCATTGCGGCCATTGCGCCGACCTTGGCGCTCGCTGGTGGCTATCTTCTGCTCGGTGGCGCTGCCCTACTGGCGCAATCTGCCTTCGCCGCGTCCCAGAGCCGACCGGAGACACCGAAGCCCGAAGACGGCAAGTACAACCTGAAGCAGTCGGTCCCGCCACTGACCTATGTTCTGGGCAAGGTGAAGAAGGGCGGAGACTATGTGTTCCTTGAAGAGCGCTCCGGTGTTGCCCACCACATCACGGTTTGGGCGGCCCATCATATAAAGGGGTTCACCCAGCACTATCTGCACGATGAGGCAGTTGCGTTGGAGGCCAACGGAGACGTCACTTATCCCGATCATTTCAATGCCCAGACGAATATTCAGGTCAGGCGCGGAGAGGACGCCGAAACTGCCTATGCCGATCTGGTGGCGGATTTCCCCGGTATCTGGACCAACGATCACCGGGGCGACGGGCTCGCCTCGGTCAAAATGTTTGTCCGCTCGGTCGCGAGTGAAGACCTGCAGAATACCTTCCCATCGGGGATGCCGATCCACACCGCCGAAGGCGAGGGGCATGATCGCCTGATCGACCCAAGATCAGGCCTGACCGGCTACTCCGAAAACCTCGCGGTCCACCGGGCCTGGCATCTGACGCATCCCGTCGGCGGGAAGCTGGCATGGAGCGATCTCTATCTGCCTGAGTGGGCCGATGCTGCAAATGTTTGCGACGAAGCTGTGGTCAATCGCTCTGGTGGAGTGCAGCCGCGCTATCATGGCGGACTGTGGTTTCGCGCCGACAATGACCCGGTGCAGGTAGGCCGCATTATGGATCAGGCGGCCGAGCTGGTGATCTATGAGCGACCTGATGGCCTGGTCGGTGTCCACCCGGGAGAGTTTGTCCAGCCGGATATCCGTCTGGCCGAGAACGACATCATCAGCGTCCAGTATGACCCGAACAAGCGCCAAGCTTCCACGGTCTTGGCAGTGCGGGGGCGCTACACGGATCCGGACAAGGGCTACAACACCGCAGATGCTGCGATCTATGGCATTCCCTATCCCTCGGATGATGAGCGGACCAAGACGGTCGAGAACCAGGCCGTGCAGCGGCACAACCACATGGCTCGGCTTCAGAAGCTGGCCTACATCCGGGCCAATGCCCCGAGGGTGACGGTCAAGGCGCACTATGAGCCGGCCAAGGACGTACCTTATCGCCGCTTTGTGCGGGTGCATCTGCCTCCCAAGCTGGACGAGGCTGTTATCGAGTTGATCGGCCAGCCCAAGCTGTCGCTGCGCAACCTGACCATGGAATTCGAGGGCATCGTGGCTCCGGCCACGCTCTATGCCTTCAATGCCGCGACGGAAGAGGGTGAGCCGGGAGCCAATGTCACGCCAGTAGAGCCGGAGGATATTCCTCTGCCGGCTGATTTCGCGGTGACGATCGAAGTTGAAGACGTCGGCGGCGGGTCAACGGCGGCCTATGGCGAGGCAACTTTCACGTTCCAGAATGCCACGTTCCAATATGAGGTTCAGTGGGAGCCGACAGCCGGCGGGGCAGTCCAGTCCGTGACCGGCTCTGCGGGCGAGACCGTTGTCCGCACCGGCTTCCTGGCCGATGGCGTCGAATACAAGTTCCGCTCCCGCACGTGGTCTGCCGGTGCCCGCTCTGAATGGACCGGCTATGTGACCCTGACGGCAACCGCTGACCCGGTTGCGCCTGACGACGTGACGCTTGTGACTGGCACTGGTGGAGCGGGCCAGGTCGAGATCGAATGGACGGCGCCAAACAGCGCCAACTATGTCGGGGCCCGCATCTATCTATCCGCGACCAATGACTTCGGAACGGCCACGCTAGAGGCAACCGAGTATGGCGCCCCGAACACTACCGACAGCCGCACCATTACCGGCCAAAGCGCCGGCACCGTCTATGGCTGGGTTGTGGCTATCAATGGATCGGGCGTTGAAGCCTCTCCCGTCGCCACAGGCGCAATGACGGTCACCTGACCAATCTCAAATCGATGAACTGAACCAACCCGGCCTCACCAGCCGGGCTTTTTCGTATGGAGCCCTCAATGGCCGTTCTTACGCCAAAAACCGTCTATGCTTCCGGCATCCAGCCGGCGAAGAACCTGATCATCCAACTACTTGAGCAGATCATGGGTTCGGCAAGCGCTCCGGCCGTTGTGAAGCTGACGCGGGCGCAACTGGAGGCTGTAACTCCGGCCAGTGAAACCTATGGCGGCGCTGTTCTGGATGATCCTGATCCGACAAACAACGGGCTGTGGTATCGAAACGGTGGCGCTTGGGAGTGGGGCAGGGGCTTCCCGGACACCTTCGCGGTGCTGACTGGTATCGGCGGCACCGCAAATGCCATCACCGCATCGACCGAAGCGGGTGTGAACCCAGCCGACATTCTGTGCGTGATGCTTCCCGACCCGCCCGGCACTAACTCGTCCAGCACCGTGACACTCACGCTCAACGGCGGCTCTGCGGAGAACGTCAAGGCTGCCTCCGGCGCCAACCTGGCCATCGGTGATATCATCGAGGGTGTGGGTACGGTGTTCTTCAAGGTGGGCAGTGAGTGGCGACAGTTGTTCTCGTCTGCCACCGGTGCGACCTTTGACCATCAGGGCGATTATGCTGGCGGCACAACCTACACTGAGGGGCAGGTGGTCACCGGCTCGGACGGTAAATGGTATCAGCTAAAGGACCCCTCCGCGACCGGTGACGACCCTGTCGGTAGTGTCACTGGGGCGTGGTTGGAGATTTTGGCAGCCGCAGCGGTGGCCGACGGCGCGGTCACCGAGCCGAAGCACGCCACGGGCGGAGTATCGACCCGCGCGCTGGCGGATGCATCTGTCACGCGGGCAAAACTTAGTGCCGACGTTGCGGCCAGTTTGGGCGTCATTCCAGTCGCCACGCGAACGGCGCTCGCGGCGCTCGACACCACAGTGCACGGGCTGGCTGACTTGACAGAGGTGTGGCGAGAGGGGCGCTTTCGGCTGCGCCTGGTTGCCGACCTGTCCGTGACCGAGGCGGCGGCGCTCGCCGTTGACGACCAGCAGGGTGTGTTCGTCGCATCAACTGACGACACCGACTACGTCTGGCAGCGCATCTATAGCGGCGCTCTGAACGTGAACTGGTTCGGGGTGCCCGGCGATCTCAGCATATCCAAGACCGACACCTACGCGTTCCTGGATGATTGCTGGTATGTGGCGCTTGAGCTCGGTCATGACATTTACCACCCGGCCGGCATCTATGATTGTGGGGAAAACAATTTCCCATATCGCCAGAAGTCGGCGCCGGTGGCGCTGCTAGATTGTAAGAACATCACCATCTTCGGGGATGGCCCCGCGACCATCCTTCGGACGGAGAGCGTCGGTGGCGCAGACGTGCTTCAGCTATATGGTCTGAAGAATATCCGCTTTCGCGACTTCCGGATCACCTCCGATGTGTCCGGTACGGATTTCGGAAGCAACGGTATCAGCATCGTGGGTGGTTTCGACAATATTGAGGTGCTCGACGTGGCGATCGGGCCGCTGCGGTCGCTGGACAGGACTACCTATATCGATGGTGGCAAGGCTGTCACGTTCCAGTCTGAAGCCGCTACGCTGGATTGCGGTAGAGCCAAGCTACGCTATAGCGCTTATTTCTGTGCACAGGCGTTCGGGTACGAGAGCGACCTGGTCAACATGCAGTCGAAAGATGTTGCCATCGACGTTGATCTCATGGCGGAGCGCTGCGGTACAGGTGTTCTTTTCGTGGCGGCCGCGGCGACTGGCGCTGTCCCTGCAGGGTTTCAGTCAGGCATAAAGGTCAAGGCCCACTTGACCAACTGCCAGAGACCAGTTTCCCTAAATCGCGCGCACGGCATTCAGGTAGATGCCACCGTGGTGGACAATGCTGGAGCAGCGTCAACAAAGGCCACAGACTTCTGGGGAAACTTCTATCGCGCCTCGGATATTCAGGTTGTCGGACTGACTGTTCAGTACGCAAAGAACTCTCAGATTAGTTTCATAGGGGATGTCGGACACTGTACCTATGGGGCGGCGATTGGTGACGCAACTGCTGGGTCGAGCGGATTAGGGGGCAATAGTCAGTTCTGCGAAATCTTTATGGATTTCACCTGCACTCCTTCGGTCAGCATTTTCAACGACCCCACGGCTGGCGGCGCGCCAATCAGTTCGAGCCGCATCACGATCTCTGGCTCAACCGCGCCAGATGGAACTTATGTGCCAGCCACATGGAAAGATGTCGCCAACGCCAATATCGTCTACCTATCAACAACACTTCTCTGATCGCTAGAAGGAGTATTTAGACTCCACCTCAACATGATAAAGAACATCGCGGCGATGAAGGGGTATAGATAGAAGTCGACATGATTGTAGAGGCTCCCACGCAAGTGGGAGACCATACCCATCATGATCATCGTGATCGCGAATACGGCGCCCATGCTGTTCAGCCGCTTCGCAAGGCCAAAGAGGTAGCCGTGGGCCGCAAAGAACAGAAAAACGATTGGAAGCCCACCAAAAAAGTAGAAATTGAGCCAGAGGTCAGTCTCGACAGGCCACTGCTCCGTTGCCTTGATAGCCCACTTCTCGGGATAATAAATGTCCGTCAGATAATGGTTCATATCGAAATAGCTGTCGGGCGGCAGCCATCCAAACAGCATCCCAACTTTGTTGAAGGGCATGAAGAACGTCTGCATCAGCCCTGGAGCAAGGTCGCGTAGCGAAATCGCCAGGTTCTCCAACGCGGTAAAGTAGTTCATTGTGGCAACGATCCTAGACCAGGACTGGAGCAAATCCTGGTGCCTCATCAGCATGCCGGCGAAGAAGATGACGGCTCCGCCGGCCGCAAGAGCTGCTGTTGTCCAGCTAAGGAACCGAGCCCTGATCAACCAGGGCGACAATGCAATTACGATGAGCAGGGCGATCTGAAGTTTGCTGCCGTGAACTGGAGAGGTGATGACGACCCACGCCAGGAAGGGGATCAGCAGCCAATATTTCTTGTCTCGATAGGCAAGGTATCCCGTCAACGCAGCTAGGGTCAGTGAGGCGAAGTGGCTCAGCACGACGAACATGCCCGTGCCGCCGCGGTTGAGGAATGCATCGCCAGGGTTGGCCATCCACGTCGCAAAACCGCCGCTACGCAACACTATGAGGACCACTGCGATGGTGGCAACGGCATAGAGCAGAGCAATCAACCAAAGCGCCGTTACTGCTCGCGGAGGCGACGGGAGGCTCTGGGTCCATTGAGGGAAGTCCGGGGAAAGTGCCGAAGCGCGCTCTCCCAAGCGAATGGCGATGGCAGAGATGGCCATGGTAACGTACGCAAAAGCGAAGGCGAGGCTATATTCCGGGCGCGACAACACCCCGTCGTAGATCTCCGCGATTGCAGGGGCAGCAACGAACCAGGCGCCATAGTATAGATAGAGGAACGTGAGCGGAGAAAGCGCAAGCCGGGGCGGCGTAAGCACCACAGTGAGCGCAAATAGGGCGATGAAGAAGATGTAATTTGGTATGCCTGCCAGGTAGAGGCCGAAGACAGTTGTCGAACCTGCCAAGTAAACTAGCGCTGCTGTCGGCAAGGAAGCCCGCAATTTCTCACGCATTTGCTATTTCCTCGCGGCGAGGTATCCGTCTCTGGAGCGCCAAGAGAAAATGGTACCCCGCGAACGCGGTTATGATGAGAACAACTTGAGGGATCAGGCGCGCGTTGAGCAATCCCCCGCGGGCGATCAGAAGAAAGGCCAGACCCCAGAAGACTAGCATGAAGGTGACGAGCGTTGGCCGGATCGATCGGCCTTTCAAGCCCAGCATGAATAGCAATTGGGCAATTAATACAATCCCCCAGTCAAGATAGAAGGCCCATGCCCCAAGGTGCATCATGAGGTTGGCCTTCAAGGGTACAGTTATGTTGCTACCCCTCTCTGCGACATGGGGATAAAGCGCCAATGTCTCAGCACTCGAAATAGGCTTATCTGGAAAAATCGCTCTGGGTATGAACAAAACCGCCGCATCGTGCAAAGCGTAGGGGCCCGGCGTTAGAGTCTCGGAATCGAGTCCTGCCAGCACATCATTGACAATAAAGGCTGCGTTGTAGTTCAGGCCTTCCCATGTTTCCGTGGGAGCGAGCGAATCCTCCGCATCGTCCCCAGCGCCGAGAACTATCGAAGGGTCTAGCGAGACCGTGCCTGTCATGCGGAGGCTTGAGGGGACCACGAACGTGGCAAAAATTGCGAGAAGAGCCACCGCCGAGTAGATCACATACTGACGTGGTCGCATCCGCTGGGTAACCATCAGCGCAAAATACACGAGGATGAAAATCATCAACAATCCTCGGCCCCCGCTTATCGCGACGACTGCAATGCAGAAAAAGAAAGCAGCTGAATTCCCTAGCCTGACGCGAGCGGAAAACATATCGAAAAGCAAGAGGTAAATCGCGGCATAACAGGCAAGAATCATCCATGCCGCGCCATTTGTCGCTTGCTCCTGATAATGCATGTAGAGGCCACTGAAATTGGTCCACATCGCGCCTCCCATGATCCGAAAAACACTAAGCCACATTAGGCCTGCAACGCCAACGCAGATCAGCGTGAGGATCGGAGGCGTGAGCCCTACACCCTGGTCATCGCCGTCCACATCAAACGGCTTTAGTCGCCATGCCAGAAGGGCAGAGACAACAATGGCGACGAGGGCGAGGCCCGCTTCTACGGATGTCCCCGCGGGACCGTACATCGCCGCAAGGCTGGGATAGTCCCCTGAAGGCAAATACCGCAGTACGAATAGAGCGTTGTAAGCAACGTAGCATCCGACCGGGCCTATTATGAGAACCGCCGCTGCCTTGGTGACGCTAATAAAACCGCGCATGAAGAGGCCCCAACATCAGCAAAGTCCGAGAGGTTTATGGTGGCATCGCGACAATGTCCATGCCGCTAGTGCGGTGCTTCGCAATTTCACTCAGTTTTGCGGCGGTCCATCTGGGCCGCCTCTTTCTTTTCTCACATCAATGGAGACGAACCATGAGCAAGGTCTATGCGACCTGGCAGCACTTCCCCATGTCCGAATGGCGCTGGCCGAACTTCTCCCCCCAGGAGATGGCCAGCAAGCGGGAAGGGGAGCTGATGATCGATGAAGCGGCCATGGACAAGCTCCAGAAGCTCCGCAACATCCTCGGCAAGCCGCTACTGATCACGAGCGCATACCGTTCCGAGGCGCACAACAGGGCAGTCGGTGGCGCGGCCAGATCTCAGCATCGTTTGGCCAAAGCCTTTGATGTCCGCATGGACAATCAGGACCCTTGGCACTTCGAAGAAGTCGCTCGATCGGTCGGCTTCACTGGATTCGGTCACTATCCGAAATCTGGCTTCATGCACATCGATACTGGCC